TTCCCTCCCCGACGCTCTTCCGAGCGGGACTATGGGGCGTCAGGTGTCTCGTTTCATTCCGGCGCAGGATGTCGTTGTGCCGTACTCGGCGACGGACCTGTTCTCGAGCCCACGTATAACTCATGTCCTCAAAATCACTGACAATGACCTGCGCAAACAGCAGGTGTCTGGGTTCTACCGAGACATTGACCTGCCCTTCGCGGCAGATGACGACAGCGACCCTGTCGACAAGGCCGTAAACAGCATCGAAGGTCTGTCGAAGTCCTACCGAGACGATATCCGGGAAGTGTACGAAATCCACGCCGATCTCGACATTGAGGGCTTCGAGGACAAAGACGCGGAAGGCAACCCCACGGGGATTAAGCTTCCGTATATCGCCACAATTGACAAAGACTCAAACTCTGTCCTTTCGATCCGTCGCAACTATGAAGAGGCGGACCCACTGCGGAAAGCCAAGCCATACTTCACCCATTACAAGTTTCTTCCGGGTCTTGGGTTCTACGGGTTCGGGCTGACTCACATGGTTGGTGGTATCGGCAGCGCAGCCACATCGATTTTACGTCAGCTGATCGACGCAGGCACACTTGCCAACCTCCCGGCGGGTTTCAAGGCCAAAGGCATCCGTGTCCGTGATAGCGATGAACCCCTGCAGCCCGGAGAGTTCCGGGACATGGACGCTCCCGGGGGCAACATCCGTGACGCAATCATCCCACTGCCGTACAAAGAACCTTCGGCAACGCTGGCTCAACTGCTGGGCGCCTTGGTCGAGGCGGGTCGCCGCTTCGTCAACGTCGCTGACATGCAGGCGGGCAACATGAACCAAGAGGCCCCCGTCGGCACGACGGTGGCTCTGCTTGAGCGCGGCATGAAAGTGATGTCGGCGATTCATAAGCGCCTGCACTATGCGCAGAAAAACGAGTTCAAAATCCTCGCCCGGGTGATCGCGGAGAACGCTCCAGTGAACTACCCGTATCAGGTTGAGGGTGGGGTCCCCGGAGTGGTCCAGTCCGATTTTGACGGACGCATCGACATTATCCCTGTCAGCGACCCGAACATCTTCTCGATGGCGCAACGTGTGTCTCTTGCTCAGACGCAGCTACAGCTGGCTCAGTCCAACCCGCAGATGCACAACCTGCACGCGGCGTACCGTCGGATGTATCAGGCGCTCGAGGTTCAGAACATCGACGAGGTCCTGCCACCACCCCCACAACCGCAGCCCGAGAGTGCCGCGATGGAGAACGGCAAGATGGTTCTTGTGATGCCCGCACAGGCTTTCCCGGATCAGAACCACGAGGCCCATATTCGAACACATATTCTCGCTGCTAAATCCCCGCTGGTTCAGACCGACCCGCAGGTGACGGCTCTGTTCTATGCGCACACTCAACAGCACGTAGCGCTACTTGCTCGCGAGCAAGTGATGCGAGAGGCCCAGCGAATCATGCAAGACCTTCAGCAGGTGGCGATGCAGGGGGCGCTCCCCGGCCCTGCCGCGCAGCAACAGTTGATGATGCTTCAGCAACAGATGTCGGACCCCACAGAACTTGAGGGGTACATCTCCACTGTTGAGGCGCAACTGCTTGAGCAGGTAATGTCTCAGATGGTTCCTCCACCACCCGATCCTAACGCCGATCCTCTGGTTCAAATACGGAATCAGGAGCTTCAACTGAACGCTCAGAAGCTGGCGCAGGACGCCATGGCGGACATGCAGAGGATTGAATTGGACCGAGAAAAACTCCAGCAAAAGGCCGCAGGAGAGGCCGCTCGTCTTGAGCTCCAAGAGGAGATTGCAGGGGATCGAAACGCTGTGAACAGAGAGCGAATCGATGTTCAGCAACGAGTCGCCATGGCGAATATGCGGAGGACGCAGTAATGGTCAGCATCACGATCACGTTAACGGGGACCAAAGAAATCCCTGTTGACGAGTACGAGACAGGGTCCTCATGCCCCGTCCCGACACAGGACTCGGACGTGAACGCAAAGAACAAGCAAGGCGCTGTCGAGGACGCGGACTATCGCGACCCTCCCGAAAGCTCGGCCGAGCTTTGCGGAAACTGCGGCGCGTACAATCAAACAACTGAAATTCTCGACTGTCTCGAAGACGACTCCGGCGATCTGGGTTACTGCCAGATATACAAGTTTGTCTGCGCGTCGGATCATGTCTGCGACGACTGGGTCAAAGGAGGCCCAATTACGTCGCTCGCGCAGGACGATTTCCGGGAGACCTTCTGATGGATGTTGTAAGTTTTGCGCGACATATGTACAAGTTGATCGCAGAGCGCGAGCAAGACATTAGTAGTTTGTTGTCCTCAGGCTCGGCAAAAGATTGGGAGCAATACCAATCACTGGTGGGGGAGGTTCGGGGACTCTCCTTCATTCGGAACGAGATCAAGTCCCTGCTGGAGAACCATACCGACGATGGCGAGTTTGATACTACCTGAGCATGTCGCTGAGAAAATCGAGGCCGAAGACCGGGCAAAAAATAAAGCGCCCGCGGGACTCGAAAAAGCCTACGTTTCAGAAGACCAGCGGGTGTTAGACCCCGCGCTCCTCGATAAGCCCCTCCTAGACCGCATGCCTGAGCCTACTGGCTGGCGTGTTTTGGTCATGCCATATCAAGGCAAAACGAAGACCGCGGCAGGTCTTCACATCCCGGACGAAGTCCGTGACCGTGAGGCATTGGCGACGGTGGTTGCTTACGTCTTGAAAGTCGGGCCCTTGGCTTACGAAGACCCAGATAAGTTCGGGGTAGGGGAACCGTGGTGCAAGGCCGGAGATTGGGTCTGCATCGGTCGATACTCCGGGTCCCGGTTCAAGATCGACGGTGGCGAGGTTCGTCTTATCAATGACGACGAAGTCATTGCGACGATTCTGGACCCTGACGACATCAAGCATATCTGAGGAGCCTAAAATGGACACAGAAAACCAAGAGGTCGGCCAAGAGGTCGAGATTGACGCGCCCGAAGGCGTTACTCAGGAAGAGGACTTGCAGCCTTCTACCGACGACTCGGGACCGACTGATGCCGCGAAAGATTCTGAGCTTCAGGACTACAGCAAGGGCGTCAAAACTCGGATTAACAAGCTGACAGAAAGGTACCGCAACGAAGAGCGGAACCGCCTAGAGGCGGTTCGTATTGCGGAAGAGCTCCGCGAGGAGAACATGAAGCTCAGGGGTCGGGTCAACCAACTCGACACGGGGTATCTCGATCAGTACGGAGCACGCGCCGATGCGCAGGTTGCCGCTGCCCGACAGCTGTTTAAGGATGCTCACGAGAGTGGGGACACCGACAAGATTGTCACGGCTCAAGAGGCTCTGTCCCGCGCGGTCGCTGATCAGGATCGGTACAACCTTGCGAAGTCCCGCGCGGATCGGCAAGAGGAGCGTGCCGAACAGGCGCGTCGTCAGGCGCCTCCGCCGCAAAGGCAGCCTGCGCCACAGGTGCAGCAAGCACCTCCAGCTGTTGACCCGAAAGCGCAGACGTGGGCGGAGAAGAATGCGTGGTTTGGTCAGGACGAAGTCATGACGTATGCCGCGTTTGGTGTTCATCGCAAACTGGTTGAAGACGAAGGCTTTGACCCGCAGAGCGAAGAGTACTATACTGAGGTGGATCGTCGGATGAGGGCTGAGTTTCCAAACAAGTTCAAGTCTGACCGTAAAACGGGTGGGGCTCGGGTCGCTTCTGCGAGTTCCTCTGCATCCCGCACTACAACACAGGGGCGTCGGAGCGTGAAGTTAACACCTTCTCAGATCGCTATCGCCAATAAGCTTAACGTTCCTCTCGAGGAATACGCGAAATACGTGAAGGACTGACCCAGATGGTGGAAACAAAAAGAACCCCCCGCTCCAACAAAACGCGTGAAGATAGCGCGCGCAGGAAACCTTGGGCTCCGCCCAGCCTGCTTAAATCACCGCCTCCTCCTGAGGGGTATGTGCATCGCTGGATTCGGATTTCCATGCGGGACGTAGAGGACAAAACCAACGCATTCTCGAGAATGCGAGAAGGTTGGGAACCTGTCCGTGCCGATGAATACCCCGACTTCAACGCTGAGACCATCGAGGAAGGACGCCACAAAGGAATTATCGGCACTGGCGGATTGATGCTGTGCCGAATGCCTGACGAGACTGTAAACGAAAGAGCCGCGTATTACGGGACCCGGACCCGCGAACAAATGCAGTCGGTCGATCAGGACTTAATGAAGGATGCACATCCTTCGATGCCGATTCATCGTGATCGGCAAAGTCGTGTCACTTTCGGAGGCCGCGATAGCGGTTCCGAGTAAACTGATGGAGCTATACCATGGCTAACACCAATGGTTCGTTCGGTCTTCGTCCCGTAGGGACGGTGGGCCAGATCGGAAACACCGGTGGTCTGACCGAGTATCGCATTGCGTCTAGCAACACGAACAAGATGTATCAGGGTTCGCCCGTTAAGCCTCTCGCCGCCGGTGTCATTGACATCGTTGGCGCAGCTGCTGGCGGCACCGTGGGTCTTCTTGGCGTGTTCTGGGGCTGCGAATACGTGTCGTCCAGCACCGGCAAAACAGTCTGGTCGAACACATGGCCGGGATCGGGTGCAGACTCGACCTATCCGGTTAAGGCGTTCGTCTATGACGATCCGATGCAGGTCTTTGTGATTGCCTCGGACGCTACGCTGACTGACGAGGCTACCGCTCGCGCGCATGTCTTCGCAAACGCAAACTTCTCGACTGCAACCACGGGTGATGACACCACCGGTTTGTCGGCGGGACGTTTGGCTGTCAGCACAATCGCAACCACCAACACGCTGAACCTGCGCGTCATGGGTATCCAACAGGACCCTGATAACGCCGACTTCGCCGCTGCTGGTATCCCTGTGCTTGTTCGCTTGAACAACCACTTCAACTCGCCGAACGGCGCCATCGCTGGCGGTACCGTTTCGACGACCGGCGTGTAAGGAGGGCTGACTGATGGCAATCTCGCGCGCACAGCTTGCGAAAGAACTCGAACCGGGCCTCAACGCCCTGTTTGGGATGGAATATGGCCGGTACGACAACCAGCATTCCGAGATTTACACCACTGAAGCTTCGGACCGCGCGTTCGAAGAAGAGGTGATGCTCGGTGGGTTTGGTGCAGCGCCGACCAAGTCGGAAGGTTCTGGAATCTCGTTCGATGACGCGAACGAGGCATATACCGCCCGGTACAACCACGAGACCATCGCACTGGCCTTCTCGATCACCGAGGAAGCCGTTGAGGACAATCTGTACGACCGCCTCGGCAGTCGCTACACGAAAGCCCTCGCACGTTCGATGGCTCACTCCAAGCAGGTCAAAGCCGCTGCAGTCTTGAACAACGCGTTCACGGCTGGTGCGTCTGCTGGCGGTGACGGTAAGGCCTTGGCCGCGACCGACCACCCTCTCCTGTCTGGTGGCACGTTCTCGAACCGTCCGGCCGTTGCGTCGGACCTCAACGAAACCTCGTTGGAAGATGCGCTCATCTCCATCGCCGGATTCGTTGACGAGCGTGGTCTCAAGGTTGCCCTTCGCGGCACGAAACTCATCCTCCCGCGTCAGCTGCAGTTTGTAGCCGAGCGCCTGATGGTTTCGAACCTCCGCGTTGGTACCGCCGACAACGACGTGAATGCGCTGAAGTCCATGGGCATGCTGCCTGAGGGATATGCGGTAAACGACTTCCTCACGGACCCGGATGCGTGGTTTGTGAAGACGGACGCACCGCGCGGCTTTGTTCACTTCGAACGCGTCAAAATGTCGACAGGCATGGAAGACGACTTCGACACGGGCAACATGCGCTTCAAGGCGCGTGAACGCTATAGCTTCGGCTTTAGTGACCCCCGTGCCGTTTTCGCTTCTCCGGGAGCCTAGTCGATCAATTGATCGTCATTTACGGGAAGGGGCGGCTTCGGTCGCCTCTTTCTTTTTGTTCAAAGCTCTTGTACGATGTGGCATCCCTGACAGCGACTCTCGCTGACACCTGCCACGACAGGAGATCGACATGGCAAACACGACATTCAACGGACCCGTTCGTTCCGAGAACGGCTTTCAGACCGTCACCAAAAACGCGACCACTGGCGCGGTGACCACCACGGCCACTTTTGGTGCGTCCACCACCATTACAGACCTGACCGCCTCCGGCACTGTTATTCTTAGCGCGCTTCCAACGTCCAACCCCACCAACGCGGGTCAACTCTGGAACAACTCCGGCGTGCTCAACGTTTCCGCGGGTTAATCGGGGGCACATAGCAAATGGCTGGAACCCCATCATACCGTACAGCAGACGCCACGGTGTCTGCTTATGACGCGGCTGCGGTGACCCCCTCCGACTCCGTGGACATCAGGCCCACTCGGGCCTTGTTCGTAGGAGTCGCCGGGAACATTAAAGTCGACATGGCTCTTGGAACCACTCTCACGTTTACGAATGTTCAGGCGGGGTCTATTCTCCCTGTCCAAGTCAAACGTGTGTATTCTACGGGCACTACTGCAACGAGCATTGTTGCGCTCTACTAAAGGTGACCTATGCGAATCGGCTTGAACATGTCCCTCACAGGGGCGGGATCGGTCTCGCCCTTGGCGCTCTATGCTCTTGGAGGCTTAACGCCTTTCTTCGTGAATGACGCTGATGGCGCAAAATATCTTGACGACCTGACGGGCAACAAGAACCTGCATGACGTTTGGGACAACGCCAGCACACGCGAAGCTACCTGCATTGATGCTGACGGCTCTCTCAAGTGGGGCTTGCATAACCTTTTCGTTAACAGTGCTGTAGGTGTCACCCAAACAATCAGCGTAACCAGTGGCGCAGATTTTACAATTCGCTTCAAAGGCACTGGATCGATCACGTACAGCGGTGCGGCGTCTGGCACCCTTGCAGGCACGGGAGCCGATGATATCGTGCGCGTTGAAGTTACTGCATCAACTGCGTCACTTGTTTGCACGGTGTCTGGTTCGATAACTGTTGTCGGTGTTTACCGATCCGATTTAGGCGGGATGCAGCTATCTTCTAAAGACGGTGAAGATTACGTTGAGACGGGCGCATCTCCCAAGTTTGCCCTGCGTGTAGACCACTCGAACGGTGTGCCTGAAGTCCTTGCGGAACCTTTGGGTACGAATGGAATTCGCAATAGCACCATGCAAGGTGCTGCTGTGGGAATCCCCGGTTCTGGTGGGTCTTTGCCAAACAACTTTGGGGCTTTTGGTGGCACTATCGCAACTGAAGTTATAGCCTTCGGTACGATAGATGGTTTTCCATACATTGACATAAAAGTGACGGGTTCCCCCTCATCTGCTGGCATCATAAACTTTGACTCAAAGTCCGCAATTGCCGCCGCAGAAAACGAAGTGTGGACGAATAGCTTTTACGCCTACATCGTTGATGGTACGACAACTAACGTCACAACGATTAGCCCTCGCATCAACTGGCGTGATGGTGGTACGTCGTCAATCTCCGCTGACGCTGGTGCTGACTTTAAGGACGAAACTACCTTTGCGAAGAGGAGCCTTACGGCAACTGGAGTGGCTTCGACTGGTTATATCTTACCTCAAATCCTTCTTAATTGTTCCGGCCCTGTTGATTTCACTCTCAGAGTATCCGCTCCTCAGTGCGAACAGAGCCACGTAGCTACATCCTTCATCCCCACCACAACGGCAGCAGCCACACGCGCCAAGGATGAGCCTACTCGCGGTCTGCCTGACGGCTTTATCCAAGGTGAAGGTTCGATCTACTTCGAAGGGTCTATTGACTACGAAACAAGTGGTTCTGGCTTCCCGCGTATCTTCCAGATAGACGATGGTACCGGCAACAACCGCGTGGGGCTGATACCTACGGAAAGTTCAAACAGTGTGCGCTTTTCTGTTTCGGATAGTGGCGTTGGGACCGGGGCAGGTTTGCGTGTTGTCAACTCTGGGGAGGTGTTCAAGTCCTCTGCACGGTATGCAACCGGAGACCTTGCACTAAGTGTTGGTGGGCAGGGTGTTGAGTCAGTAGCCCCCGCGAGCATTAGCACTGCTTTAACGACTCTACGTATCGGAGACCCCAGCGGCGTTACAGACACTGTCCGCATACGTGACTTCCGGCTGTTCCCTTACTCAAGCCCATCCGCAACGCCGGGGTGGTCTGATGCTACCCTAGAAACCATTTCAGGAGCGTAACATGTTGCATAAACTATACCTCACCGCTCCTGATAAACAGACCATGGACGCGAAGCTCTTGCAGTGGGGCTTTGTTGACGAGGAAGGCCAATCGGTCAGCCGTGTGAACGTCTTCCCCGTGGGTGTCATCTGGGACGTGGAACCAGAGTACACTGAAGAAGGTGAAGTGGTTACGCCGGGTGTCAAGGTCTCTGGTTATCACGTCAACGTCACCTGCGCTAACCCAGAGATTGATTGCTCAGAGATAGTGCTTGGCGGCACAGACCCAGAGACGGGCGAAGACCTGCCGACAGACACTAAAGTGTTTGAAGGTATCACGACCTGCCTCCCTGCAACGCCTGCGCTGGTGGTCTAATGGCAAAAAAGCCCAAGGTGCCCGCGTCGAAGAAATACGCCGACGGCACGACATACAAAGACAGCAAGGGCAAGACGCACCGGCGCGTCTCCAGCCCGGGCACCAAGCGTGGTGATGCGTACTGCTCGCGCACTGTAAGCCAGAAGCGGACCCCAAAGGTCAAAGTTCGGCGCAAGGCGTGGGGCTGCAAGGGCCAGAAGAGCGTGGGCTGAGAACATGGGAACAGTAACTTTAAGCGTGGAAGAGCTCGAAAAGATGCTGGACCGATCTGCGAAGCGCGGAGCGAGAGCCGCGCTTGAAGAGCTTGGTCTTCACGACGATACGGCAGAGAAAGACATGCACGACATCCGTGAGCTTCTTTCTTCATGGCGCGAAACACGGAAGGCGGTTTGGCTCGTAGTGGTTCGGATCGCTACGACAGGTCTGTTGCTGTTCATTGCGGCTGCTGTTTGGATGTCAATCAAAAACAACATTGTGGGACAATGACGATGAACCGTGGTAACATGGCTAAACAGGTAACGGAGGCTCCTATGGACGGCTGTAAATCGAAGCGGATGAAAAAGGGTGGTTCGGTGAAATCCGGATACAAGAAGGGCGGCATGGTAAAAAAGAAGGGCTATGCCAAAGGCGGCTCGGTCGACCAAACCATGTGCAGTCCTCGCAAGCGCATGGCCATGGGTAAGTAATGCCCAAAGACGCGTGCTATAAAAAAGTCAAAGCCCGCTACAAGGTTTTCCCGTCTGCGTATGCGAGCGGAGCCATCGCTAAGTGTCGGAAGGTCGGCGCCAAAAACTGGGGCAGCAAACCTCAGAAGAAGGCAAAGGGTGGCCTTGTCCGGGCAAGGACTTTCTAATGGCCGTTCGCAAAACAAAGAAGGGCGCGGCGCTCAAACGTTGGTTCAAAGAGGACTGGAAAGACGTTCGCACGGGCAAGGCTTGCGGACGCAAGGAAGGCGAAACGCGCGGCACCCCTTACTGCCGACCTTCTAAACGTGTGAGTGCTAAGACCCCCAAGACGTCGGGAGAGATGTCGTCTTCGGAGAAGAAGAAAAAGGTTGCAGAAAAGAAGCGTCTCGGGCAACCCGCGGGTAAACCGCGCCGCGTGTCTGCGGCGAAAAGGAGAAAGTGATGACCACTTCTGGCTCGCGGGACTTCAATCTCGATGTCGCTGAGATTATCGAGGAAGCGTACGAACGGTGCGGGCTTGAGGCACGGTCCGGATACGACCTGCGCACTGCGCGTCGATCGTTGAACCTGCTGTTTGCAGACTGGGCCAATCGGGGTCTGAACCTATGGACGGTGACCAAGACCACGCAGGCTCTGACTGCGGGCACATCTGAATATACGCTGGGCGCGGACGTCATAGATGTCCTCGATGTGTCTCTCCGTCGAGACGGCACGGACTACGACCTCGACCGAATAAGCCGCGGCGAGTACATGAACTTCCCGAACAAGACTTCGCAGGGTCGGCCCAGTCAGTTCTTCTTTGACCGGCAGGTGCAGCCCAAGTTCGTGCTTTGGCAAACGCCCAACAGTTCGACGGACACGCTGGTCTATTATTATGTGCGCCGGATCGAAGATGCGGACAGCCTGACAAACACCGCGGCGGTCCCCTTCCGCTTTCTCCCGTGCGCGATCTCAGGGCTGGCCTACTACCTGTCTGTAAAGCGTGCGCCGGAGCGGATGCAACTTCTCAAGTCGATGTACGACGAGGACTTTCTTCTAGCTGCAGCGGAAGACGTGGACCGGGTGCCGTTGCGCTTGGTGCCCGGATCGAGGTGACGCATGGCCTTTGCATCAGGAAAGAACGCGTGGGGGATTTCTGATCGCTCAGGATTTCGCTATCGTCACCGTGATATGCGGAAAGAGTGGACGGGCGCCCTTGTCGGCAAGGACGAATATGAGCCCAAGCACCCGCAGCTAAAGGCTCCCAAGCACCGCGCGGACCCAGAAGCGATCCGCAACCCCCGTCCCGATCGCGTCGAGCCTGTCGTTGTTTATGTCGGCATTTGGACGCCCGAGACGTGGCGTGATTATTCGGTTGTCGGCTTTGGTAAGGTCGGCCAGTTGGAGGTAAGCACCCCATGACCATGACCTACGGTGAGCTCAAGACGGCGGTGCAGGACTTTGTCCAGTCCACCGAAACAAGCTTTGTCAGCAACCTGCCTCTTTTCATCCGCCTTGCAGAAGAGCGGATAATGAAAAACGTGCGGTTGAACCTGTTTCAGAAAAACGCTTCTGGGACGACGACCTCGGGCAACAAGTACGTGGCCGCGCCAAGCGACTTCCTCGCCCCGATCTCGCTCAGTTTGACGATCGGCGGGGAACAGACGTTTCTTTTGCTGAAGAATGCGGACTTCGTGCAGGAGTATATCCGGGACAGCGCCTCGGGAGCTCCCGTTTATTTTGGTCAGTACGATGTGGACAACCTTATTCTCGCCCCAATTCCGGACAGCGCATATGCGCTGGAGATGCATTACCTATACCGCCCAGCGAGCCTCACGGCCGGGAGCGACAGCGGCACGACGTGGTTGAGCCAAAACGCAGAGGTGGCACTTCTTTACGGAACACTTGTAGAGGCCTATACATATCTCAAAGGCGATCAGGACCTCATGGTGCTGTACAGCCAACGCTTCGCAGAAGCATTACAGCGCCTCAAAAACCTTGGAGAAGGTCTCGAGACAACTGACGAGTATCGGACGGGCAAGCTGATGCGACCAAAAACCTAAGGAGAGACGTCCATGGCCATCACCACCGCGATGTGTTCCACCTTCAAGGAGCAGCTTCTAGAAGGTGTTCATAATTTCAACACACACACGTTCAAGATGGCGTTGTACACATCGAGCGCCACGCTCGGGGCGTCCACGACAGCCTACTCCGCGACCAACGAAGTCTCTGGGACCGGGTACTCGGCAACGGGTCAGGCGTTGGATAGTCCGACGGTCACGCTCAGTGGCACTACAGCGTTTGTGGACTTCGCTGACGAGACGTGGACCAGCGCCACCATCACTGCGCGAGGCGCCTTGATCTACAACAGCACTGCCGCGGGCAACCCCGCGGTGGCGGTGTTTGATTTCGGCTCGGACAAGACCTCGACTGCGGGCGATTTTGTTGTACAGTTCCCAACCGCGGACGCTTCGAACGCAATCGTCCGCCTCGCATAAGAGGTTCCCATGGCTGTCCTCGCCAACCGAGTCAAAGTCGCGACATCAACTACAGGCACCGGGACGATTACCCTCGGCGCTGCGGAGGCGGGCTATCAGTCATTTGCTGATGGTGGGATCACCAACGGCCAGACCGTCAGTTATGTCATCGAAGACGGCGACAACTGGGAGATCGGCACAGGCACGTACACGTCCAGCGGCACGACCCTAAGTCGGACGGTCAGCGAGAGCAACAACTCGGACGCGGCAATCAATCTCTCTGGTTCTGCGATTGTATTTCTCAGCATGAAGGCCAGCGAGTTGCAACGCGCAGCCGACATGAATCAGGGCGTTGCGACAGGCGACAGTCCTACGTTCGCGGGTCTTGGTGTAAACGGCGACGTGACGCTTACGGACGCTACGGCGGACAGCGCGGCTGGGCCAGAGTTTTCGCTGTTCAGGGATAGCGCATCCCCTGACGACGGGGATTACCTCGGCCAAGTTCGTTTTGACGGACGGCACTCAGGCGGGGCCCAGCAGCTTTACGCCAAGATAACAGGCAAGATCAGTGATGCGACCGATGGGACTGAAGACGGTCTGTTGGAGTTTGCTGTCGTCAAAGCGGGCGTGCAAACCATCGTCGCTCGCCTAACCGGGACTGCGCTCAAGTTGATCAACGCAACGGGGCTGGAAGTCGCGGGGAATATCACTGTCGATGGCACTGTCGATGGCCGGGATGTGGCTGCTGACGGCACGAAGCTCGACGGCATTGAAGCGGGCGCTACGGCAGACATGACAGCAGCAGAAATCCTTACAGCCATTAAGACTGTAGACGGTGCTGGGTCAGGTCTCGACGCGGACACACTCGATGGTCGTCAACTGTCTGAGGACAACGCAGACAACACAGTTGTTGAGCGTAACAGCAGCGGCGACATTACCACTAGATTGTTTCGTAGTGAATACGACACCACAAACAGTACCGTCAACTTCATCATGACCCAAAGAGAAACGGGGACGGGAAACAACTTCATCAGACCATCTACACCCGCACAAATTCGTAGCGGTCTAAATGTTGAAGACGGCGCTGACGTAACGGACACCGCCAACGTGACCTCTGCTGGCGCTCTCATGGACAGTGAGTTGACTGACCTTGCTGGTGTAAAGGCTCTGGATACCACGGACATTTTGTTCGCTGATGTTGCTGACCAGTTGACCGCAGGCTTTACTGCTGCGCTGGACAACGATGGGACGAAATCGTCCGGTACGTACACAGCTAATGAAGACACGGGCAACACCAAAGCAATCGTCAACGGCGGATCGTTCACTCTTGCACCACCTACTGCGGATAGCAACGAGGCGATCCACATGCAGATTCTTGTCACAAACAACGCAAGTGCAGGCGCGATCACTACGAGCGGCTTCACGAAAGTGGCTGGTGACAGCTTTGACACAACAAACGGCAACGACTTCTTGTGTTACGTCGACGTGATTAACAAAGGCGGCACGACCTATTCGACGCTCAATGTGAGAGCGTTGCAATGAGCTTGATCTTACCCATGGTAACTAATGCTGGCGGCAGTTTGGCTGCTGCTGATGCGACAATAACGTTTGTGGCTACTGCCATTAGCAACTCGGCTTCCTCTTCGGTAATGGATTTTTCAAGTGTGTCGTTAGGCGCGGCAGCAACAGGACGCTACATATTGGCGGGTCTTTCCCTTGGCTCTGCAAGCGGACTGAGTGGAAATATCAGCATGGACGATATTGGTGGCGTTACGCCGACTTTGTTAAGCCAATACGAAGACGGCGATAATATCCATGCGTTTTTTATCTTGTTCTTGGAGACAGGCACTTCCGGCGATTTTGACTTTGACTTTTCTCTTAGCAACGACGCGAACAGGGCCTTTCTTTCAGTATGGAATGTTTTTGATCTTACCGACGCGAGTGCGGTGACGGACACAGCGGAGATGGCCTCGGGGACAACAGGTTCAGCGTCTGGTTCTATTGATGTAGAGGCTGGGGGAATTGTGGCTGCAAACGGGGGTACAGCAAAGAATAACAGGAACTCTCTGGCATGGACAGGGGTAGATGAAGACGCTGATGTTAGCGTGAATGGTCGTAGATATGGTTCCGCGAGTCGCGAGTTTGCTTCTGCTGCGACCTCACACTCAATCACCATTACGGACAGCCCTTCCAGCGATCGCCTTGGCGCTCACGCAATAGCTTTAAGGTAGGACACAGACATGCTTGCACACATTCGAAACGGCAAACTCATTCGCCGTTACCTTGAACATAAAGGCTGGGTAGACCTTGCTGATGGTCAGCGCGTTTCGCCGCCCGTCGCAGGGTACATTAACGGGGTAGATTCCGTGGTAGAAATGATTGACGAAACCATAGACATCAGCACCTATCCGCTAACCGTAATTACAAATGAAATAATCGTTGAAGCAAATCGTGTTGTTAATCGAAAAACGATCAGCAACCTACCAGAAGCAGAGGCAAAAGCCCGTGTACGCAATCAACGCGACGACTTGCTAGACGCTACGGATTGGGCCACGGCAAAAGCGATCGATCAAAACGCTCGCGATGGCTTGGGTGTGCAAATTCCCTTGGTCTGGTTGGATTATCGCCAAGCACTGCGCGACATTACGAATCAAGATGGCTTTCCCTACAATGTGATCTGGCCGCAGGAGCCCTAAAGAATGCTCGGCTTCAGCCCTCTCGCGAGCGAACCCCTAGCCGCCCTCGCCGACGCAGATGCGCTGGTCGCTCTAACGGGCGTATCGGCCACGGGCGCTGTTGGCACTGTCGCAGTATCGGCGGACGCTACCCTCACGCTCACGGGCGTATCGGCCACTGGTGAAGTCGGCTCTGTCACCGTCGCAACGGGAACGGGCGTAAGCCTCACGCTCACGGGCGTATCGGCCGCTGGCGCTGTCGGCCGCGTACTGGTATGGGGGTCGATCCTCCCAGACCAAGACCCCAACTGGTCTGGCATTGGTCCGGCGCAGGCCGCGAACTGGGCCGAAGTGCAAACGGGCGCCTCGGATGGGTGGTCCGGCGTCACCCCCTCTACAACCGGCGGCTGGTCTGATATAAGTCCTGCACCGGGAAGTACGTGGACACAGAAGGTTGCCTAACATGAGACCGATCAACAAAGAGGGGCTAGACCTCATCAAACATTTCGAGGGCCTGCGCCTGACCGCGTACAAGTGCCCTGCCGATGTCTGGACGATCGGATACGGAACGACTACCCGCGCGGGAGTTGGGATCGTCGTCGAAGAGAACATGAACATCAGCGAAGAAGATGCGGAGATGTACCTGCGCAGGACTCTTGATAAATTCAGTGATCTTATTCTTCCCCTGATGACGCGTTTACCAACGGATAACCAATACGCAGCGATGCTTTCTCTGGCCTACAACATCGGACCTAGCGCCTTCGGAAAATCCACATGTCTGAAGCGGTTCAATGCGGGCGACATGGAGGGCGCTGCCGAGGCGCTGACGTGGTTCAACAAGGCGGGCGGAAAAGTCCTGCAAGGCTTGGTGCGCCGGCGCGCGGCAGAGCATGACCTGTTCCTAAAAACTGACGCGAGCGACCCGCCCGTGCGCATCGAGGCCGACGAAGAGCGCACCAATCCGGCGCAGTCAACCACCCTCCAAGCCTCTGCGGCAGCGGCGGTCTCTGGTGCAACGGGCGTTGCGACGGCTGTCTCTGCACTGGATGGCACTGCCCAGATCGTGATCATCGTGGCGGCTTGTGTGGGCGCGTTTGCGTTGATCTGGATCATGCAAGAGCGCATTAAAAAATGGGCAGCGGGCGATAGATGACGTGGCTGATTGGCTCTCGGCTTGGGCGTTACGCTCTGCTGGCAATGGTGCTGGCCGCGGCCGTCGGCTCGGGCATCCTATACATCCGAAACGCCGAGAAACGCCGTGCCGTGATGAAATCGTTGCAAGCCGCCCTCAAAGCGGCGCAGGCGAGAAAGGAAGTGGACGATGAGATTCTCGGTATGTCTGACGATCAGCGGACTGATGCTTTGTCTCGCTGGATGCGTGAGCCCTAAATCGTGTGATTGGGCGACTCCGATTCGCCCATCCACGCAAGACGTGTTGACCCAAGACACGGTAAAACAGATACTGTCACACAACACGCTCGGCGAGCAGCTGTGCGGTTGGAGCCCGTAGGAGAGGCGCATGCCCAGTTCATACACAACCAACGTCGCAATCGAAAAGCCCGCGGACGGCGAACAGGTCGGCAACTGGGGTGACACCGTAAACGACAACATGGATATCGTCGATCGATTGACGAGTCAGGTGGGGGCTATTGCCTTGACCGGGTCCACGCACACGTTGACAACGTCGACATCCGGCGCCTTGTCCGAGGGCCACTATTCGGTGATTAAGTTCACCGGGACTCCGGGGTCCACCTGTGTGGTGACGATCAACCCGAATACTATCGAACGCTTATACACGATTTACAACACATCGAACCAAACGGTGACGATGACGCAAGGGTCGGGCGGGAACGTCGACATCCCTGCTGGCAAAACAAAGGTCGTTTACTCCGACGGAGCGGGTAGCGGCGCCGAGGTCGTGGATGTCAGTGCCGGTCTCGTGGGCTCAACGCTTAACGCAATCGGGGACTTGGCCGTCACGGACGGCAACTTCATCGTGGGCAACGGCTCTACATGGGTCGTTGAAAGCGGGAACACTGTGCTCGGTTCGTTGGGTGTCACATCCACTGCGGCAGAACTCAATATTCTGGACGGCGTGACTTGGTCGCTGACCAGCTACAACACGCTCACATCCACTGCGGCGGAGCTCAATATTCTGGACGGCGTGACTTGGTCGCTGACCAGCTACAACACATTGACGGCCACCGCGGCAGAACTCAACACGCTGGATGGCATCACGGCCACCGTGACGGAGTTGAACTACACGGACGGCGTCACAAGTGCGATTCAGACGCAGCTGGATGCGAAAGAAGCCGCAGACGCGGAAATCCTCAAGGCAGACACCGACGACAATCTGACTGCCGGATACACCGCGACCGCCGACAACGACGGCACGAAGTCCAGCGGCACATACACCCCGGCCCCTGCTGGCGGGAATCTGAAGCGGATCGTGAACGGCGGGGCGTTCACGCTCGCCGCGCCGACCGCGTCAGGCGACTACACCATAATCGTCCAAGTGACCAACAATGCCTCTGCGGGGGCGATCTCTACCTCGGGCTTCTCCAAGACGACGGGGACCGGTAATCTGACCACCACAAACGGGGATGATTTCTTCGCCTACATCACCAAGATCAACGGCTTCACGTCTCTGTTGATCGAGGCTCTTCAGTGACGTTTCCGTTCCCGATCTTCTCGGCGGCGTCACGCGTCTCTGCTGGCGACATCTTCACCGCAATGGCGGCGAACGCTGGGTCGTATGCGTCGTCGCACCCCAGCAACTATTCCGGCGGCATGTACACTTTTAGTGCCACGCAGACCTTCGGTAATTCGCCGGAACAACCCACCCGCACCGACGTGTTCCGAAACGGGGATACGAGCGACAGCACATTCACTGCGGGTTCTCAGGCGGATAGCCTTGGTTTGTCCACCACGACTGCTCTGGCGTGGCAGTCATCGAACACAGACGATGTTGCGCAAGACCCTAAGATCAATGGTGCCGCCGCCACGGCGGTCAACGCCTTCATGTATCAAACGTCGTCCACGTCGGATAACGGAAAGACCTACCGATCCTCGTATCGGGTGTTTAAGGCTACGACACCACTGACGGCGAGCACGACGACTGCGAGCGTGGACTTTCAGGGCGGAAGCTCCGCCACGCAACTCAACAACAAAGGCGGAATAATCCTCTTGCCGGGGAGTTGGGAGGCCGATTCGAGAAGCTCCGTGTTCGGCGCGACGGGAACCCTAACTATCCCCGGAGGGATGTTTGCGCTGGTCCTTATACAAGGCAACCCAGACACCTACTCAGACCTGCTCAATTTTGGAACGAACGCCAGCCTTACCTTTCTTCTGCACTACAACACTTGGTGGTATGACAATGTCCAAGTAGCGGTCATTGGGAACCTGACGGGAACCGACCAAGACATAACGTACTCTCTGGGCGCGGACAGGATTATCCTACCAAAAGCAGCCTTCTTTAAGCTCGCGGGGACTTAACATGCCGCTGACCAAGCTCCAGTTTAGACCCGGCTTCGTGAAAGACACGACCGCGTACGCCAACGAGGGCGGTTGGCGCGATGGCGACAAGGTTCGATTTACACTCGGCTTCCCAGAGAAGATCGGGGGCTGGCAAAAACTGTCGAACAACAGTTTCCTCGGGACGTGCCGAGCGCTGTTGCCATGGTTCGATCTTGCTGGATCGAAGCGCACGGGTGTCGGCACGAACATAAAGTATTACGTCGAAGAGGGCGGATCATACTTTGATATCACCCCTCTGCGCTTGACGACAGCGGCAGGGGACGTGACGTTCAGCGCCTCTAATGGGTCAGCCACGATCACCGTCACCGAAACAGGGCATGGCGCGGCGGAGGGCGACTATGTGACGTTCAGCGGCGCGGCTTCTCTTGGCGGGGTTATTACAGCGGCCGTGTTGAACCAAGAGTACCGCATCGACACCGTTGTCAGCGGGAACGCCTTCACAATCACGGCTCGCGCAGCGGGGACCTCGATTGCAAGCATCACGGTTGACGGGGCGTTGTCTTACACTGCACTGCCTGCGAACGCATCGGACACCGGAAACGGCGGGTCAAGCGTCGTGGGCGCCTATCAGGTCAACACGGTGTCTGACACCACCTCGGTGGGCACCGGGTGGGGCGCGGGCGGATGGTCCCGGCAGGGCTGGAATGACGCCGCGCTGTCCGGCGGCATCAGCACGTCTCAAATCCAAACGTGGTCCCACGATACTTTCGGCGAAGACATTCTGATCAATCGGCGGGGCGGTCCTATTTTTGTCTGGGATACTTCCGCAGGAACCGCAAGCCGCGCGGTCGACATCTCGACACTTTCCGGCACGGACATTCCGACCAAGGCCAACCAAGTCATGGTTTCGGATCGAGACCGTCACGTCATTGCTTTTGGTGTCAACGATGTTGGGAGCTCGGACCTTGATCCGATGCTTATCCGGTTCTCCGACCAAGAGGACTACACCGACTGGCAGATCACAGCCACCACGACAGCAGGATCACTTCGCTTGGGCAACGGCTCTGAGATCGTTCTGGGTGTTGAGACACGTCAGCAGACATTGGTGTTCACGGACACGTCGCTGTACGCGATGCAATACTTGGGGCCTCCGTTCACCTTCGGCATCAACATGGTGTCACGTAACACGTCAGTCGTTTCCCCGAAGGCGGCGACGGCTGTTGATGACGCGGTCTACTGGATGGGTGACCGGGTGTTCTACGTCTTTGACGGCGCGGTGCAAGAGATTCCTTGCCCCGTATTGAACTACGTCTTTGACACGATGGATCAGGAAGGCGCGTATAAAGTGGTGTGCGGGTCGAACGTCGAGTTCAGCGAGATTTGGTGGTTCTACCCATGCAGCTTGTCCGGTGAATGCGACCGGTATGTGGTCTATAATTACAAGCAACAGATTTGGTACACCGGAACCCTGTCTCGCTCGGCATGGGTTGACCGCGCCGCGGGCGCTGTCCCGCTGGCGGCGGATGAGAACTACCTGTACTACCACGAAACGGGACTCAACGACGGTTCCACCGACCCGTTCTCCCCCATCACTTCTTACGTTGAGTCTAGCCCGCTCACTGTCGGGGAGGGGGATCAGTTTGCGTTTTTGTCCAGACTTCTGCCTGACGTAACTTTCGGCCAGTCGACCGCGACGAGCCCGCAGGTGACCCTGACCGTCTCGGCGTCGGACGGCCCGGGAGATTCGTACGGCCAGATTGACTCTGACGCTACGACGCGCACCGCCTCCACTCCGATCGAGTTGTTCACGGAGCAGGTATACTTGAGGCTGCGCGGCAGGCAGATGAAGTTCCGGGTCGACTCGGTCGATCTCAACACCACATGGCGCCTCGGCACCCCGCGGGCCGATCTTCGTACAGACGGGAGACGCTGATGTCCAGAAACCTCGCACGCCCGTTCTTCCCCGTACCTCCGCCGGAGTATAATCGCCGGTATATGAACGAGCTCGTTCGAGCTTTCTCGGTGTTTCTCGATCAGCAGGCCAACCCCGGGCTCGGTCGTTTCACGAACGTGACGTTGACGGAACTGCCTACGTCAGCCTCGGGCCTCGAACCGGGGACCTTGTACAACGACGCGGGGACGGTGAAGGTAGCCACATAAGATTGCCTTGCGGCCGCTTATTCTGTAGTATCCATCCAACGCCAATTTGTTTGGCGCAGTTCGAAAGTTGTAACTAAGCTAAGGACTCGTCACTGTGGCATTCCCCGCTTTCCTCGCTCCTCTCGCTGCCTTCTTCGGTGGCGGTGCCGCTGCCGCCGCTGCGCCGATCGCTGCTGCAGGTACTGCGGCTGCACTTGCTCCGGCCGCTGCTGCAGGTACTGCGGCTGCACTTGCTCCGGCCGCTGCCGGAGGTCTTACGGCGCTCGCCCCCGCCGCCGCTGCGACCCTGAAAGGCGGAGCCGCGTTGAAAGCGGTTGCTGCTCCGGCCGCTGCCGCTGCCGCCGCTCCTGCTGCCACCGCCGGGGGAGGCATAATGGGCATGCTGGGTCTCGGCGCACCCGTCAAAGCCGCCCCTGCGGGTGTAGGACTTGCGGGGAATCTTGCTGGCGCGGACGTGCTGGCAAAGAAAGCGGGCATGGACGCGGCCATACAAGCGAAGGCCGCTGCTGCGCAATCGAGCTTGTTCACTCCGAAGAACATGATGCGCATAGGCAAAGCTGCCATGAATCAAGGTTCGGCCCCCGCCGCCCCGGCTCCAATGAACACCGAAGTTCAGCGCGGAAACCGCCAACAATCGGGGGGCATAATGGGCACGCTTCCACAACAGAGCGCAGAATCTCCGGGTATGAAGCTGTTCAGCGGCTCGCCGCAAATGAGTCCGATGACTCCTCAGATGAACCCGATGATGCCCATGCCGATGAGCCAAGTAAACTTCCGCGAAGGCGGATACATCGAAGGTCCGGGGACCGGGCGCAGTGATTCCATCCCCGCCACAATCTATCAGGACGGTCGCCCTGTCCAAGAAGCTCGGCTCTCGGACGGAGAGTTCGTGATGACTGAAAATGCCGTGCGCGGTGCTGGTAACGGTGACCGAGCCGAGGGCGCCGCGCGCCTCTACCGCATGATGCGTGAGTTTGAAAAAGGAGGTCGGGTCCATGGGCGCGCCTAAATCCCAGACGATCAACCAAACCACGAAGACCGAACTCGACCCGGTTCTTCAGGCTCACCTTTACGGCGGCTCACTCCCGGCGGAGGCGATGACAGGAATACTCCCGGCGTACTTCCAACCCGGCGGCAGTCTTGAGGGCGCTGCGGGAACGGTGCGTGACCTGTACGCTGACGGTGGCCCCGTTCAAGGTTATGCCGAGGGCGGCGATGTTCTCAGCCTCGCCGAGCAGGCCTACCAGCTGACGACAGGGACGGACCTTGGCGCGCAGCTACCAGAATACCAAGTCGCGGGCCAAGACCCGGCGATGCGCAACGCCTACGACATCGGCGCCTCAGGGGTCGGATCGTATTTACCGTATCTCCAGAAGGGCGCGCAGACAACGGCGGGCGGCGTCGGAGCACTGCAAGGCGCTCTTGGCACGGTCGGCGGAGCAATGCAGGGAGCAACCCCGTATCAAACCGCGGCCGCGGACATGATGGGCCTTGGCGCCCAGACCGCGATGGGCGCAACTCAAGGCTACGACCCCTCGTCCTACCAGTCATACATGAACCCCTACACTGACGAGGTCATCCGGGCCACCGAACAGGACGCCGCGCGGCAAGCCGCAATAATGGGTCAACAGGTCGGCGCCTCAGCTGTCGGGTCTGGTGCCTATGGCGGAGGGCGCGAAGCCGTTGCTCGTTCTGAGGCGGCACGGAACATTTCGGACCAGCTAGCTCGGACCACGTCGCAGTTGCGGCAGCAAGGCTACACGGGCGCGCAGCAGCAGGCACAGACTGCTTTTGAACAGCAGCAGGCACGGCAGATGTCCGGGGCGGGTCTTACCAGCCAGATCGGTCAGGGGCTCGGGACCCTCGGTACTTCGTACGGTCAGCTGGGCTTGCAAGGTGCAGGGCAGGTTGGACAACTCGGGCTCGGCCTTGGCAACCTTGGGCAGCAGCAGGCTGCGTTCGGTCAGCAGGCGCAGCAGGGCGTTGGCTCTGACGTGTCGCTGATGCAGGGCATTGGCCAACAGCAGATGCAGTACAACCAAGCCATTCTGGATGCACAGCGCATGAACGAATACCAGCGCACGATGGCACCGTACCAGCAGACGGCGTTCCGCGCCGATATCCTGTCGGGCTCTCCGACGGGAGTATCTGGAGCAATGACGCAAACGCAACCGGGTCCAAGCCCGATCACTCAAATCGGCGGGCTTCTTGCCGGTATCGGCGGCTTGCGTGCTGCGCAATAACAAGGAGACCACTCGATGTCCGTGACGCAACGCAAGCTCTTCTCCAGCAAAGATGCCCGGTCCAAGCTCCGTGATATGGGCGGGATCATGTCCTCGTTTCCCGAACTGTCCAGCGAAGTGCAAAACTTCGCCGACGGCACAGAAGTGGTCGCGCCTAGCGGTTCGGCGGGACGCAGAGAAACTCGTGTTCGACCTTCTCCGCTGGCCGCGCCTCCTGTCACCTACCAGCAGTGGCTGAGTATGTCCTCCGGCGAGCGTCAGCGTATGGGACTCCCGACCAGCGATCTCGGAGGTGAGATGTACTTTAATAGGTTCGGTGTTGGGATGGGCTTTAACGATTCTGAGACGGGTCTTCCTGTTCTACCACCCGGTTCGGCGGGACGCAGAGAAACTCGTATGCCTATCCAAACAGATGAACCTGCTCCAACCCCGAGATCGGGCGGTCGCGGACCAATGAGACTGGCCCCGGTGCAGGGGCCTCCGATGGAGGATGCTCCCGCCACGGATGCTCCCGCCACGGATGCTCCCGGCACGGACACAGGTGTTCCGATCTACGAGCAGCGGATCGCGGAACTTCTGCCCCCCTCTGCGGAAGAAGGTGCGGGTGAAGGTGAAGGCGCAGGCGCAGGCGCAGGCGCAGGCGCAGGCGCAGGCGCAGGCGCAGGCGCAGACAAGCCCACACTCCGCTCTCTCGCAGAAGATCGAATCAAGCTTTTCCAAGACTTTTTCGGCGCAGATGAGCCCTCGGCTCGCGATCGTGGCACGCAGTTTGCCAGGATTTGCCTTGTCCTTGGCGCAGGGTGCAGCTGGAATGCTATGTCCACTTTGGCTTCTGGTTTGCTCACGGGTAACCATGCTAGGTTGGGACTGAAAGCGTGGATCGGTACGAGCGC